GAAGATTAATTACTCGCTACCTGTTCAAGTTCTCTAAATTTAATCTATGAGTAAATTTCGTCCAAGGATTACGCGAGAAGAGTTTGAGATAGTTTCTCAGTACCGCGCAATCAAAAACGAGGCAAATGAATTAGGTCTCGACGATGCCGATGTAAAACACGGTTGGATAAAATCCAAGACAGCCTCACTCTTCTTTAAGAACCCTAACTTCAAGTCGAAGGAAGAGGAGAATTACGAGCGGATTCGTGAGTCTATCTTAAAGGATATTGATGCGCATACCCCCAAGTATGAGATATTAAAGAGAGAGAACTCAGGTGAATCTCATCTATTGGTAATAGACCCCGCTGACGTGCACATAGGTAAGCTATGTGACGCTTTTGAGACAGGAGAGACCTACGACAATCAGATAGCCGTAAAGCGCGTCTTAGAAGGTGTTCAAGGAATACTTGACAAGTCAACCGGGTTCAAAATCGACAAGATACTTTTTATTGGTGGTAACGACATCCTTCACATTGACACACCGAGACGAACCACTACGGCAGGTACTCCTCAGGATACCGATGGTATGTGGTACTCGAATTTTTTAATAGCAAAACAATTATATGTTGAGATTCTTGAAAGGCTGCTTACTGTGGCTGACGTTCATTTTACTTTTAATCCCTCAAACCACGATTATGTTCATGGCTTCTTCCTTGCTGACGTTATTAGAACGTGGTTTAAAGACTGTAAGCAAATTACTTTTGACTGCTCAATTTCGCATCGCAAGGCTTTTAGGTACGGACTAAACCTTATTGGAACTACCCACGGTGATGGTGCTAAGAACCAAGACCTTCCTCTTTTGATGGCTACGGAGTTTCCTATGGATTGGAGCTTGACCAAGCATCGTTACGTGTACACGCATCACGTTCACCATAAGTTCTCAAAAGACTACATCGGGGTAACCGTTGAGTCATTGCGCTCTCCATCGGGCACAGATTCATGGCATCATCGTGCAGGCTATCAGCACGCCCCCAAAGCGATTGAAGGATTTTTGCATCATAAGATTAATGGGCAAGTTGCACGTTTATCCCATATATTCTGATTTTCATTATCTTTGTCATATAAATTTAATAAAATGAAAGTAGAAAAATTTTTAAAGACAGAAGAATTAGAGACGTTGCAGAAGATGCAGTCGGACTTTAACAAGGCAAAGATTGCTTTAGGAGATTTAGAGTTGGAGAAGCATGAGCTTCTTAAACGAATGGATTTCTTGCGAGCTCAATTTAGTGAACAAGAGAAGTCACTCATTGCTATTTACGGACAGGATGCTGTCATTAATATGCAGACGGGTGAGGTAACCAAAAAAGAAAAATAAAAGACATGGGAAAGATTAGTACATACGCAGTTGATTCAAATCCTTCATTATCAGATAAACTTATTGGTACTGAGGTGGGGAACCTAGATGCTACAAAGAACTACACTATTTCGTCTATTCTTTCCCTTGGAACGTCATCAGGACTACTTGTTCCTTACACAGGAGCTACAGGACCTGTCACACTAGGTGTGCATGGCATTACTGCTAATTCTTTTACTAAAGCGGGTGGTACATCGGCTCAGTTCTTGAAGGCTGATGGTTCTGTAGATTCAACTACATATGCTGCAGCTGCATCATTAAATAGTTACGTTCCTTATACAGGTGCATCTACTAATGTAAACTTAGGTTCTAACAACATTACTGCTAACTCTTTCGTTAAAGTTGGAGGCACATCTTCTCAATTTTTGAAGGCCAATGGTACAGTTGACTCTAATACTTACTTAACTGCAAATACGTTAAATGTTCCTCAAGTATTAAACGGAACGTCATTTGTTACCCAAGCTCCGTCAGCATTAGATACACCATTACTTGTATCATTTGGCGCTGCACAATCAAATGTAGATGTTTCACTTGATGCAGGTGGCACAATCACATTTAACACAGGAGGTGTTTACTTTATAAATGCATTTGGCTCTGTTGAGAGACAAGGTTCATCGGGTGGTGTAGCTATTCTTTTATTTAGAGTTCTTTTAAATGGAACTCAAATTAGTACTACAAAAGGATTCCATCTTGATACGCCAAACCTTGATATACCATATGAAGTGACTATTCCGTTTAAAGCGCAAGCAGGAGATTCTCTTCGTTTTCAAATTATGCGTGACTCATCAGGTGTTAACCAAGGTGGTTTATACGGACATACAGTTCTAGGTGGTTGGCCTAACGTTCCGTCATCTCAAATTCAAATTTGGAAACTTAGCTAATGGACATTAGAAAAATATCTATCGGTCCTGACTACAAAGGTAGCGCTATGCACTACATCTGTGGTCAAGAGATATTGGGTGGGTCAAATACGATTCATCTAATCCGATACGATATTGACAAATCTTCAATCAAGATTTACATCATAAATAAAAAAGAGGAGGTTGTGTTGTGGAAAGAGTTCACGCACACCATGCCAATTGCAATCGAATATAATATAAATTATTAATGAAATCCCCATTCTACTTCATAGTAAAACCTATGGAGGGGAAGAGATACAGCAATACCGGGGACTTTGGAGGAGTTGAGTTAATAGTTAGCACTTCAGAAGAAGACTTCAAATTCTCGAACAGGTACGCTGAGGTTATTGAAACCCCTATAGGATACACCGGTCCAATTGAGCCGGGTGATACACTAATCGTTCACCACAACGTATTTAAGTTCTACAACGACGTTCAGGGCCGTAGAAAAAGCGGAATGAGCTTTTTTAAAGACGACTTGTTCTTTGTTGACTTTGACCAATTCTATATGTACAAAAAGGATGGTGATTGGACTGCCAATGGACGCTTCTGCTTTGTTGAGCCGGTTGATACGGTTGATTCGTTTATTTATAAGCCATTTAGCGAAGAGCCACTTATGGGTACAATGCGTTACCCAAGCGAGTACTTGAAATCTCAAGGTATTAATTCGGGTGATTTAATTTCCTTTGAACCTGACTCTGAGTATGAGTTCACTATCAACGATAAGAAGATGTATCGTATGCTTGAGCAAAACATAAAAATTCTGTTATGAGCAAGGTAAAAGAAATAAAACTTAGAATCATCTCGGCAGGAGAACAGGCCGTTGAGCAGTTGATAAAGGTAGCTAAAGAGCAAATCATTAAGCCTGACCCCGAGGATGAGCTTTCAGCAGATAGATTAAAAAATGCAGCAGCCACCAAGAAGCTCGCTATATTCGATGCATTTGAGATTCTAAATCGAATTGAGCTAGAACGAGAGAACTTGGAGATACTAGATAAAGGCCCTAGTAAGGTAGATACTAAACAAGGATTCGCTGAACGTCGTGCAGGAGGGAAGTAGTTTATATAAGGTTGTCGAGAAGGCTATACCAAAGACTGCGTTCACTCGAAAGAATAACGACAGGTCTTGGACGTATGGTTATAACGAAGACTACGACGTGGTCGTTATATCAAAGACGGGTCGTATTGGAGAGATAGTAGACATACAAGGTCTAAGAGTTGCTCTTCCTGAGGTTCCTCAAAAGTGTCTTCAAAGACACTCTAAATCATCTGAGCAGTATTGGGAGAGAATGGATATGCCAAAGGAACTCACTCGTATTCAATCCATATTCCAATGGAATGATATGCCTGCAGAGTTCAAGAATAGGTGGGTAGATTACATTGAACAGGAATTTGACTACCGTGAACAGGGGTGTTGGTTCATGAACAATGGCAAGCCTACCTATATAACGGGGTCACATTATATGTACCTTCAGTGGTCTAAGATTGACATCGGATACCCTGACTATCGTGAAGCAAACCGTATCTTCTTTATATTTTGGGAGGCCTGCATGGCTGACCCGCGCAGCTTTGGTATGATATACCTAAAGATACGTCGCTCGGGATTCTCATTCATGTCGTCATCCGAATGTGTAAACATCGCAACTCTCGCTAAGGATTCGCGTGTTGGTATGCTCTCAAAGACGGGAGCGGATGCCAAGAAGATGTTCACCGATAAGGTTGTACCAATTAACAGCAACCTACCTTTCTTCTTCAAGCCTGTTATGGATGGTATGGACAAGCCAAAGACTGAGCTTGCGTACCGCGTTCCTGCAGCTAAGATTACAAAGAAGAATATGCATGACGTGGATGACAACGAGATTACGGGTCTAGACACCACGATTGACTGGAAAAATACCGAAGAGAACTCTTACGATGGCGAGAAGTTAAAGTTCTTAGCACACGATGAATCTGCCAAGTGGACAAAGCCAAACAACATCCTAAACAATTGGCGTGTAACCAAGACGTGTTTGCGTTTGGGTTCAAAGATTATTGGTAAGTGCATGATGGGCTCTACGTCCAATGCGCTGAGTAAGGGTGGTGAGAACTACAAAAAACTTTATGAGGACTCTAGGGTTACAACAAGAAATGCCAATGGACAGACCAAGTCAGGCCTTTACGCATTGTTTATTCCTATGGAGTGGAACATGGAGGGATTTATTGATATTCATGGTATGCCTGTGTTTAGAAAGCCTTTTGATAAAATCAGAGGTGTAGACGGCAATTGGATTACAAACGGAGCTATCGATTATTGGGAGGCAGAGGTTGACTCGCTTAAAGGTGACGCCGATGCGCTCAATGAGTTCTATCGTCAGTTCCCTCGTACTGAGTCGCACGCATTTAGAGATGAGAGTAAATCCTCATTGTTTAACCTTACTAAAATATATCAGCAGATTGACTACAACGACGCCTTAATATCAGAGCACTACTTAACACGTGGGTCTTTCCATTGGAGAGATGGTATTAAGGATAGCAAAGTTGTATTCTCACCTGACAAAAATGGTAGGTTCTTGGTGTCGTGGGTTCCTCCTGCTCACTTGCAGAATAGAATAATAGAGAAGAACGGACTTAGATACCCTGCCAATGAGCACATGGGGTGCTTTGGATGTGACCCATATGACATATCTGCAGTTGTTGGCGGTAGGGGCTCCAACGGCTCACTGCATGGAATGACTAAGTTTCACATGGATGAGGGTCCTACAAATGAGTTCTTTTTGGAGTACATTGCTAGGCCTCAAACAGCAGAGATATTCTTTGAAGAGGTTTTGATGGCCTGCGTATTTTACGGTATGCCAATTCTTATTGAGAACAACAAACCTCGTTTGCTTTACCACTTTAAGAACAGAGGCTACAGGCCATACTCAATTAACAGACCCGACAAGCACTACTCTAAATTGACGCCAACAGAGCGTGAGCTAGGTGGTATACCAAACTCCTCAGAGGATGTTAAGCAATCTCATGCATCTGCTATAGAGAGCTATATTGAGAAGTACGTTGGATTAGATTCAGCAGGTATATACAGGCAACCTGATGAGATGGGCTCAATGCCGTTCACTAGAACGCTTAGTGATTGGGCTAGGTTCGATATTAGCGATAGGACTAAATTTGATGCCTCTATTAGCTCGGGATTGGCTATTATGGCCAATCAGAAGCACTTATACATACCGGAGAAAAAAGAATCAAAAATATCTCTTAAATTTGCAAGATATAGTAATGATGGGAATATAAGTCAACTTATTAAATGAAAGAAGTAAAAGTAAACGTACCCTCAACTGCATTTCCGAGTCAATTTGTTTCTGACGCAGAAAAGAACACTGCAGAATTTGGCATCCAAATAGGGCAAGCTATCCAATACGAGTGGTTTCGTAAGGACGGTAATCAATGTAGATATTATAGCCAATGGAGAGACTTCCATCGTTTAAGGTTGTATGCCCGTGGCGAGCAGTCTGTTGCTAAATATAAAAATGAACTTGCAGTTGATGGAGACCTATCATACTTAAATCTAGATTGGACTCCCGTTCCAATCCTTCCTAAATTTGTTGACATCGTCGTTAACGGTATGTCTGACCGTATGTTTAAGGTTAAGGCTTACGCACAAGATGCAATGTCTCAATCAAAGAGAAGTAAGTTTCAAGATGTCCTTGAGGGGCAAATGGTTGCAAAAGCACCATTAATGATGATAAAAGAAAAGTCGGGATTCGACCCATTTGTTATGGACCCCGAGGAACTTCCTGAAACAGATGAGGAACTATCATTGTATATGCAGCTTAACTATAAACCTGCTATCGAGATTGCAGAGGAAGAAGCTATCAATACTATTTTAGAGGAGAATAAATATTTAGACCTACGAAAAAGACTTGACTACGACCTTACTGTATTAGGTATCTCTGTTGCAAAACACGAGTTCCTTCCCGGTTCAGGTGTACAGGTTTCCTATGTAGACCCCGCTAACGTGGTCTATAGCTACACTGAGGACCCTTACTTTAAAGATTGTTTTTATTGGGGTGAGATTAAGACAGTTCCTATTACGGAGCTCTTGAAGATTGACCAAACGCTTACCCGAGAAGACCTTGATGAGATATCAAAGTACAGTCAAAGTTGGTACGATTACTATAACGTGGCTCAGTACTACCAAAATGATATCTTTTATCGTGACACTTGCACATTACTATACTTTAACTACAAGACCACCAAGAAAGTTGTTTACAAGAAGAAATTCTTAGATAACGGTGGCGTTCGTGTAATTGCAAAAGACGACACGTTTAACCCACCTACTGATATGATGGAGGAGGGCAAGTTTGAGAAGATTGAAAAAATAATTGATGTTTGGTACGAAGGCGTAATGGTCATGGGTACAAACATTCTACTTAAGTGGGAGATGTCTGAGAACATGGTTCGTCCTAAGTCATCATCTCAACACGCTATACCAAACTACGTGGCTATTGCACCTCGTATGTATAAGGGTGTAATTGAGTCATTGGTTCGCCGAATGATTCCATTTGCAGACTTGATTCAAATCACACACTTAAAGATGCAGCAGGTTATTGCACGTACCGTTCCTGACGGTGTATTCATTGATGCTGATGGTCTTAATGAGGTTGACTTGGGTACAGGGGCCGCTTACAATCCCGAGGATGCGTTACGATTATACTTCCAAACGGGTAGTGTAATTGGTCGTAGCTACACTCAAGATGGTGAGTTCAACAACGGACGAGTTCCTATACAAGCCATTACAGGAAGTACAGGCGCATCAAAACTACAGACATTAATTGCAAACTACAACCACTACATGGATATGCTACGTTCGGTCACAGGACTTAACGAAGCACGCGATGGCTCTATGCCTGACCCGAGAGCTTTAGTTGGTGTACAGAAGCTTGCAGCTCTTAACTCAAACACAGCTACACGCCACATATTAGAGGCTAGTTTGTTTATGTTCCGCTCATTGGCAGAGGCATTAACATATAGAGTAGCTGACATTTTGCAATACGCTGACTTCAAGGATGACTTTGCAAATAGAATTGGAAAGTACAACGTATCTATCTTAAATGAGATTAAGGATTTATACGTGTATGATTTTGGAATCTTTATTGAAATTTCACCGGATGAAGAAGAAAAGGCACAACTCGAGCAGAACATTCAAATCGCGTTATCTAAAGGCGATATTAACCTTGAAGATGCGATTGATATCCGTGAGATTAAGAACATTAAATTGGCTAATCAACTTCTTAAGGTTAAACGAGTTAAGAAGCAGGATAGAGAGGAGCGACTTCAAATGCAGCAGCAGGCTATGGTTGCTCAGCAAAACCTACAATCACAGCAAATGGCAGCTGAAACAGCTATGGCTAAAATTCAAGCAGAGACTCAAGCTAAGATGCAAATAAAGCAAGCTGAGGTAGCGTTTGAGATTGAGAAGATGAAGAACGAGGCCGTGCTCAAGCAGCAGCTTATGCAGACTGAGTTTGATATGCAGATGCAATTAAAGGGCATGGATACTCAGACACTAAAGCAGAGAGAGGACGAAAAGGAGAAGGCTAAGGATAAAAGAATCTCCATTCAAAATACTCAGCAATCAAAGTTAATTGAGCAACGAAAGAACAACTTACCTCCAATTGATTTTGAATCAAATGAGGATAGCTTGGATGGATTTGACTTAGCTGAGTTTGAGCCTAGATAGTATTGAAAAAATACTATTAAAAAAATGTATAATTTTGTAATGTAAATTTTAATCAAATGGAAATCAAAGTAAGAGATTTGGGAGCGACCGAATCAAAAAGCGTTCAAGAAGTTGAACAACAATTATTAGATGAACATCAACAACAACTAGAAGGAACTCAAGAGCCCCCTATAGAAGTTGTAGATGAACCGACACCAACACCTGCTCAGCCTGAAGAGATTGAGTTAGATGATGATAAAGTTCTTTCATATTTAGGTAAGCGATATGGTCGCGAGCTCAAGTCCTTTGATGACTTGGCATCTCAAAGAGATGAGCAAGAGGAAATGGATGAGGAGGTTAAGACCTATCTTAAGTACAAAAAAGAAACAGGGCGTGGTTTTGAAGACTTTAAGGAGTTGAACAAAGACTACGATTCTATGAATGAAGACGACTTGCTTCGTAAATTCTACTTGTCTACACAAGAGGGATTAGATGATGATGACGTCGATGTACTATTAGATGAGTTTTTCTACGACGAAGACTACGATGATGAGTCAGCAGTTAAAAAGACAAAACTCAAAAAGAAAAAGGCTGTTAATGAGGCAAAGAAATTCTTTAACGACCAAAAAGAGAAATACAGAGTTCCGCTTGAGTCAAGCACGAGCTCTTCTCCTAAAGTCGATTTAGAAGAGTATGAGTCTTATAAACAATATATGTCGGAAGCTAAAAGCCTCGAGGAGGAAAATATGCGTAAAGCCGAATGGTTTCAGCAAAAGACTGAAGAGTTATTCAGCGGTGAGTTCAAAGGTTTTGATTTTACTGTTGATGACAAAAAATTCACCTTTATGCCTGCAGACCGCGAGGAGATAAAAAAGATTCAAAGTAATCCATACAGCTTTATCACGAAGTATTTGGATGACAACGGATTGATGAAAGACGCAGCAGGATACCACAGGTCTTTAGCAATGGCAATGAACCCTGAGCGCTTCGCTAAGTTCTTTTATGAGCAAGGCCAAGCAGATGCAACGGATGACTTGAGTCGTAAGATTAAAAATGTAAATATGTCTGAGAGGAGAGCGCCTGAGAGCATTGGCAATGGGGAAATGAAAATTAGAGCAGTAAACCCTGATTCGGGTAGCAAGCTCAAAATTGTAAGTAGAAAAAATTAATAACTAACAAAAACACAAAACAATGCCAGTTTTATCAACCCCCGGGTTTAATTTGCAGCCAAATGCTCAACAAGTAGCATTGCAAACAAACTACATTACTAACTTCGACTTCTTGAATCAGTATCTTCCTGATACTTACGAGAAGGAATTTGAGCGTTACGGAAATCGTACTGTATCTTCATTCTTACGAATGGTAGGTGCTGAGATGCCGTCTAACTCAGATATGATTAAGTGGACTGAACAAGGTCGTCTACACACTAAATACACTAACTGTAACGCTAACTCAGCTATTACATCTGATACAGCTACAATCACAGTTAACGACGTATTGATTCCAACTGCTTCAGGTAAGCCAATCGCTATCCGCGTAGGACAAACAATCAACGTTTCTGACAACGCTACAGGTGTTTCTAACAAAGCTATCGTAACTGCTGTTAACACTACTACAGGTGTTATTGACGTTGCTTACTACGAAGCTGCAGGTCAAGCTTTTGCTATTAACTCAACTGTTACCATCTTTATCTATGGTTCTGAGTTTAAAAAAGGTACTAACGGAATGGTTGGTTCTTTGGAAGCTGATGACGATTTCTTCTCTAACAGCCCAATCATCCTTAAGGATAAGTATGCTGTTAACGGTTCTGACATGGCTCAAATTGGTTGGGTTGAAGTAACCACTGAGAATGGCGCTACAGGTTACCTTTGGTACTTGAAGTCTGAGCACGAAACTCGTCTTCGCTTTGATGACTACCTCGAAACATCTATGATTGAAGCTGTTCCTGCTGCTTCAGGTTCAGGTGCTGTAGGTGCAGGTTTCAAAGGTTCTGAAGGTGTATTCTACGCAGTAAACACTCGTGGTAACGTGTTTGGTGGTGGTATTCCATCTAACATGGGTGACTTTGACACCATCCTCCAACGTTTGGATAAGCAAGGTGCTATCGAAGAGAACGTATTGTTCTTAAATCGTGCATTTAGCTTGAACGTAGATGACATCCTTGCATCTCAAAACTCTTACGGTGCTAGTGGTACTTCTTACGGTTTGTTTGACAACGATAAGGATATGGCTTTGAACCTTGGTTTCACAGGTTTCCGTCGTGGTTCTTACGACTTCTACAAGTCAGATTGGAAATACCTTAACGACCCAACAATGCGTGGTGGCCTTCCTACAGGCGCTGCTGCCGTAGGTACTATTACAGGTATGTTGGTTCCTGCAGGTTCTACAACTGTTTACGACCAAGTACTTGGTAAAAACGCTAAGCGTCCGTTCTTACACGTTCGTTACCGTGCTACTGAGGCTGAGAATCGTCGTTACAAGACTTGGATTACAGGTTCTGCCGGTGGTGCTGCTACTAGCGACCTCGATGCAATGGAAGTTAACTTCTTATCTGAGCGTGCTGTATGTACACTTGGTGCGAACAACTTCTTCTTGTTCCGTTACGGTGCATAATCAATAGGATTAATAAAATGGGGGGTGTCTTCAAAGACACTCCCCTATTTTTAAAGTTTAATTATATCAAATAAAATGAAAGCAACACAAAAACCAATTAGCGTAAATAAAATTTACAAGCTTAAGAATGATGCAGCTCCGCTATCATTCATTTTACCATCTCGAGGAACTGACCGATACCCATTACTTTGGTGGGATGAAGAGAATGGTATCAACCGAGAAATCCGCTACGCGGTAAATCAAAAAAGCCCATTTCAAGATGAGCAAGATGGCAATGCAATTGTAGAGCCAATTATCTTTGAGGATGGATTTTTAAGTGTCCCAAAAACAAATCCTGTTTTACAGCAGTTCTTGAATTATCATCCACTTAATAATATTTCTTTTGAAGAGATTAACTTTGAGAAGGATGCGTCTAAAGAACTAGAGATAATCAATCACGAGGTTGATGCCTTGATTCGTGCTAAAGAGCTTACCGTTGACCAAATGGAGACTGTATACAGAATCCTATTTAACGTTAGTCCTGATAAGATTACAACAGCAGAGATGAAACGCGACATCTTGGTATTTGCCAAGAATGAGCCGGTAAACTTTGTTAATCTACTTGACGACCCAATGTTAAACACTCAGTCAACAGTACAAATATTCTTTGAGAAAAGACTTCTTGTATTCAAGAATCAAAATAAAGAGATTTGGTTTAACACACCATCTAACAAAAAGAAGATGATGAATGTACCATTTGGTGCAGACCCATACGCAGAGCTTGTCGAGCACTTCACATCTAAAGAAGGTCTAGACGCATTAAAAATGTTAGAGAGCAATTTGGAGTTAATGTAATTACTTCATATATTTGCACATCTACTTTAGCGTTTCTGAAAAGAAGTGTTCTTACCACATCAAAGGCGTCTTAATCGGGCGCCTTTTGTTTTTTATGTATCTTTGTAAAAAGGATTAAAATGATTAACTCAGTAAGAAATACTGTACTCTCCGTTTTAAACAAAAACAACTACGGGTATATATCACCATCTGACTTCAACTTGTTTGCAAAACAGGCTCAGATGGAGATTTATGAGGAGTACTATAGTAGCTATAATAAAGCAATAAATGCAGAGAATGCTCGATTATCAGGTACAGAGTACGCTGACATCGAGAATCCCATAGCTGAGGTCTTAGAAGGCTTCTTACGCAATGATACATTAGTACAGGTTGCACCTGCTACAAATCAATACTATGTACCGTCTCTTGTGACGACAGGTTTTAACTTCTACATGATTAGTAGACTTACTTGTTTTAATGGCACTACAAGGTTAGGTGATGCGGAGAAGGTTGCTAACGCTAGGCTTTATATGCTATTGGATTCAATGCTTACAGCTCCTACTACACAATATCCTGCATACATAATTGAAAGTGACGTCATATCTGTTTATCCTGACACAATCAACGGCGTATCGTCTTTGAAGTGTTCATACTTTAGATTACCATTAGACCCTAAGTGGACTTACATTAGCTTACCTAACGGTGAGCCTGCATTTGACCAATCACAGCCTGATTATCAGGACTTCGAGCTTCCGTTGGAAGATGAATATAAGTTGGTTATGAAAATACTTCAGTACTGCGGTATGTCAATTAGAGAGATTCAAGTTGCACAGTATGGTATTCAGCAAGAGCAGTCTGAGAATCCTGCATTTAGCACACAACAATAATAAACCATGGCATATATTTCACAATATCAATACTACGAGAATGGTGGTAACGCGCCTGAGGACGCTAATTGGGGCTCCTATCAATACGTTAGCTTAAAGGACATTGTAAACAACTTTATGCTTATGTACTCAGGCAATCACTCATTGATTAATAATGAGGAGCGTTATAAGATTATATTTCACGCAAAGCGTGCAATTCAAGAGCTAAACTACGATGCGTTCAAGGAAATCAAGGTGCTAGAACTAAACGTTTGTGAGAAGCTCCGTTTTGTTTTACCATCTGACTACGTTAATTGGGTACGCATTTCCTTATACAAGGATGGATGGTTACGCCCACTTAGCGAGAACATTCAAACGTTGTCATCCAAGGCTTACTTGCAGGATAATAACTGCAACATTCTATTTGACCAAGACGGTAACGTTCTTGAGCCTCAGTACTCTGCGATTGACTTTGACAGAATTACAGGCAGCAAAAAGAGTATTTATTTAAACCCGGGTAGCCAATTTGATGGGCAAGAGGGGTGGTTTATTGATGGCAATTGGTATTTCGACTACGGAATCTCTGCGCGCTTTGGTTTAAATACTGAAACAGCAAACTTCAATCCTACTTTTAATGTAGATAAAAAAGCAGGTGTAATTAACTTCTCCTCAGACATGGCAGGTGAGTTGTGCATCCTTGAGTATATCTCTGATGGTATGGAGAATGGAGACGATAGCTTGGTAACTGTAAACAAGTTATTTGAGAAGTATGTTTATGCATACATTATGTATGAGATACTTAACTCAAAACTTGGTGTTCAGGAGTACATCATAATGAGAGCTCGAAAGGAAAAGACTGCATTATTACGTAATGCTAAAATTAGAATCAGTAATATACATCCGGGTAGACTTCTAATGAATCTTCGTGGTATGGATAAGATTATGAAGTAGTATGGCTAATCTTACAAGAAACTTTAATGCAGGTAAAATGAACAAAGTCGTCGATGAGCGACTTGTTCCCGATGGTCAGTACATTGATGCGCTTAACGTGCGCATGGGTTCTACCGAAGAAAAAAGCATCGGCGCTATTGAGAACACAAAGGGTAATTTAAAATTAACCTCTTTGATTTACATAGACGGTACTCCATTGAGTACTGACGCTAGAGCAATTGGTGCTTTTGAGGATGGCTCATTAGAAACCGTGTATTGGTTTGTGCATGACCCTAATTTTACTGTAGGGGCTACGGGTAAACTTGACTTAGTTGTTTCTTTTAATGTACTCACAAACATACTTACGTATCACGTTATTAGTATTGACGATGGAAGTGGTGTAAATACGACTCTAAACTTTAATCCTGAATACGTAATTACAGCGGTCAACAAAATTGACGACTTGTTGTTTTGGTCGGATGATTACAACCCTCCTAGATTTATTAATGTAAAGGAGAACTATCCAAATCCATCTCCTACAAATGTAGATTACTACGTGGCATTGCCGCCTGCTCCATTAGCTCCACACCCTGAGATTTTATTAGAGCGTCTACAGGTTATTAAGAAACCACCGATGAGTTCTCCGGAGATTCAACTTGCAAATGCACCGGGTCAAGAGAACTTCTTGGAAGAGAACTTTATTTGTTTTGCGTATCGATATAGATATGCTGACAACCAATACTCCGCTATATCTCAATTCAGTGAGCCTGCATTTATACCACAGGAATTTAGCTTTAGCAATGACAGCTATTTAAATAACGGTATGATTAACGAGTTTAACTCTGTTGACATAACATATAATACAGGAGGGCCATTGGTAGTTGGTATTGACCTTATCTTCAAGGATATGGACAATAATGTTATTAAGATAATTGAGAAGTTAGATAAGTCAAAACTTGGTCTTTCAGATAACACAAACTACACATACAACTTTACCAATAGCAAGATATTTACCGTACTTCCTGACTACGAGATTTTAAGGTTGTACGACAACGTACCTCTTTTGGCTAAAGCCCAAACAATAATGGGGAATCGTCTAATGTATGGAAATTATTTAGAAGGATACGACCTACTTGATAAATTTGGTCAACCTGTAAAGTTTGAGTACTACACATCATTAAAGACTGAGGAAATTGGATTAACTGATGTAGCTAATACAAAGTCATCAGGTGACTACACCATAAATGGAGCAGTGTCAATTACTGATGCGGTATTAGATTTAGATTTAACAGGTGTTCCATTAACAGAAGGTTCTGTATTAAACATAGATTTCAATTTAACTCATGCTGCGTTTTCAGGAAGTACACCTTATCCTACTCAAACAAATAGTAATGTAGACATATCGTTTACTTATTATTTGCCATCTACGTTTGCATCTGTAGCAGATATGGTAGCTGATAGTTCATTTATAGATGCTGTAGGGACTATTGCAAATATTCAAACCCTTCCTAACGCTTGCTTAGGTACTACGCTATCAGACGCATACAACTGCGCCATGAATCAAAACTTGGATACATATACTAAATACACAAGTGGTATAAACACTGCTAACTTATTAGTATCAGCAACATCTGTTGGAAATATAATATCATTTCAGTTTCCTGCAATGGTTTACGTTGATAACACAGTGTCCCCAACTTATTCTGTATATGAGTACATGAAGGTAGTGTTGGCAGAGTGTGCTTTTCAATCAATATCTCAAAATCAAAGCCTACATAGTAATCGAGATTACGAGATTGCTATTGTTTATATGGATGATTTTGGTCGTTCTACTACTGCATTAGTTAGCGAGCTAAACACAGAGCACGTTCCATGTTCAAATTCAGATACAAAGAATAGTATTCTTGTAACTATTCCTTATGAGCAAATAGCACCATATTGGGCTACTAAGTATAAGTTTGTAATCAAGCCTAATACTGAAAATTACGAGACTATTTACAGTAGCATATTTTTTGTTGACCCTCAAACAAGCAATGTATACTTCTTGCTAGAAGGTGAAAACTCAAGGAAGGTTGAGGTAGGTGATAGACTTATTGTTAAAAGAGATTCATCAGGTCCTGTTGACAATTGTGCTTATGCAACTGTATTAGATAAGCAATCAGAAGCTGATAACTTTTTAATTATTCCAAGCCCTGCTGTTCCATCTACTAATATACCTGTTCCGGGTGGTGTTTATATGAAAATAAAACCAAATAGCTTTAGCGCTGTTTTTAATGAAAATTCTTATATATCACCCGGATTAGAATCTTATACTGCTTTAGTTAGTGATTTTTATGCAACAGTGGGATATAATATGAATATAAAAGACCCTTCATCTCCGGGTAATTATATTGATTATGATGTCCCGCAAGGAACAATTATTAAACTATACTTTAACTTTTATAGAGGTGAAGAAGGAAATAGTCAAACAAATTGTGAGGCTCGTATTTATGAATTAGAAGTAACATTAGTATCTCAAGCCAATTACGCAAATATGTATGATTGGTTTATAGGAGACAATGTTGCAAGTATATTAGATAATGGAACATCTTGGGTAGGACCTGATAATAATCCTACTACAAATTGTCCTATACAGAATATATTTAATCCAACTCTTATTTTATCTTCAGGATTTATAGCAAACGGACAATGGCCGGGAACATCAACTACTCAACCTACTACTTGTATTAACTATTATCAATTCGTTAGAAATACTAGTAATAACAGACTTCAATTATTTGTATCAGGTCCTGCAAAATGTGGAACAAAAAAATCAACTGTTGAGGTTAATATTGAGATTTACAGAGCCGATTCGTTATTTGTTTTTGAAACTGAACCTGCTGATTCATTACCTGATGTGTTTTTTGAAAATAATCTATCATTTGATATTAACACCCAAGGTGAGCATCAAGGTAACATTGCAAATCAAAACTTTACATTAGGAACACCTGCTATAGTAGATACAGGTTTCTTTAACTGTTACGCATTCGGTAATGGCGTAGAGAGTTACAAGATTCGTGACTCTATTACAGGAGCGTACATCACTTTGGGTAACCGAGTGACAACTATGCTTGCTGAGGACTATAAAGCAATCAGAAGGTATGCTGACATCACCTATAGTGGTGTGTACAACAACGAAAGCAACGTAAATAAACTAAATGAGTTCAACCTAGGTCTATTTAACTTTAAACCTTTAGAGCGCTCATTTGGACCTATCTATATTATGGACGCTCGTCAGACTGACGTGCTTGTATTGCAAGAAGATAAAATCTCATACGTATTAGCAGATAAAAACTTGTTATCTGATGCAGGAGCAGGCGGTGCACTTACCTCAACACCTGAGGTATTAGGTACTCAAATTGCACGCGTAGAGAAGTACGGTATATCATTCAACCCCGAGAGTTATATTCAATGGGGTGAGAATAGATACTTTACAGATGTTAAGCGCGGAGCTGTAATTAACTTAAAGGATAGCGAGACAGGCATGAGCCAACTACAGGTCATATCTGATGCAGGAATGGGCACTTGGTTTCGTGATTTATTCAATAATAACTTTAGCACTCAAAAACTTGGTGCTTACGACCCGTACTCGGATGAATATGTATTGAGCTCAAACAATCAACCTATACCAACTGTAAGTGAATGCTTATCCTGCGGTATTACTCAAGAATTTATATTTACAGAAACCAAAAAAGCTTATGAATACTGTGTAAACGTAGGTGATTTGGTTGGAGATGTTGAAATTGAATACAATGTAATTTCAGCAGAAGAAGGTGTAGAGTTTCAAATTACAGCAGATTACGACGGGACTCCTTACACTACAGGATTTACGTCATTTAGCGGAACTTTAAATGTTGATAAAGACAGCAATCTTGAAGATGTAATTAATGTTTCAATTGAGACAACAGGAGCTATCGTAATCGAGATTACGGTAAATTGTCCTACTGCAAATGAACTCACTATCATCGAGGTAGTTCTTACATCAAATTCAGATGCAGGTAAGAACATCTACTCGCAATGGAGATACACAGATGGCGCTTATACAGGCTCTCTTCAGAGCTCATTGGTATTATTCGCGTCGGGTGTCAATCCAATTGTATCAAGGTTCAATAGCATATCAGGACTACAGGGTCAAGCTAATATACCAACTAACGGAAGTACGGTTAAGATGGCATCAAATAAATTTGCATTAGCTAATTTTGACTTTAATCCATCTCAAAATAAATTTAGATACCTACGAACAAATACTGTATATAACAATAATACTGTAGATATTAATGCGTTAGTTGCTGCATCATCAATTGGAACAACAGCGGGTGGTGGAACTTATTATTACGCCAATATTCCTGCAGGAACAACAGGCGATTACCTATATCTTATTTGGGACCTTCGTAGTTATAGCGAAGTAAATTTATGTTGGAATGGCGACCCACTTAATGTAGACTATGTATGCTGTGAATGTGACCCATGCTCAGACCCATGTCGAGAGTGGTCACTTCAGAATGTTGGCGAAGGTACAGCGACAGTTGGATTTACTGACTGCAATGGCGAACCTCAAACAGTTCCAATAGCCGAGGGATTGAGCGTAGTAATATGTGGATTAGCCTCAGACCCACCAACAGTTATATCAGGAGGAGTATACATAACAATTAAGCAGGAATGCGGATGTAGTGAATAAAATTAATTAATATGCCATACTATTTAGACGGACCAACATTAGCTCAAGCCACATCAATATACACAGATGCAGCGCTCACATTATGCGCTGCTGATGGCGTATATTCTGACGGTTCAATTACACGAGTTCTATCAGGATGTGTGTTAGGACCTGCAAAGTTCTGCCCATCATGCGGAACCAATTGTGATGAAACATCATCTGATAACAATGGTAATGTTGGTGTATACAGAAGCACAATTGACTTGGGTAATGACCCGGGAGATATTGGAGCTATTATCATAAGATTTGAAACACCAAAATCTCCGCATGGATTTAAGGCCGTGTACGATGGTATTACTTATAATACCTTTAGCTCACCTATATATGGTTATATGACAGCTCCATCAGGGTTACCTGTATACATGGGAGACCAAGATTTCGATTGCGGAATCACTACATCTTCATTTATAGCAGGAAATTACGATTGGAATGGCTCTACTTATAACTACAATGGGACTACATCAATTATAAGTGTTTTGCCTTCTCAAACAAATTTAACTGTGAATGGGCCGGGTACCTGTGTAATGGTGATACCAAAGGTAAATTTAAATCCATCATCATTAGATATTACAGTTGAAGCACCATGTGAGTCAAATTTTGTAGTATACGCAAGCTGTCCAACTGTATTGTTTCCAACATATACTAGTCAGGTAGCGCCTACTGAGGAGATTGTATGTGAGTATGAGGACAACCTCATCTACTACAACTGTCCTGTTAATGGCAACGGCGTTACACTTGGTCTATTTGATTGGATATTTATTGACATATATGGCGAGTCAGTTGCTGCCGATGGATACTACCATGCTCCAACAATGCTCCCGGGCGCGTATGATTGGTTTTTAGTTCAGAACGGCGTCATCATTCAGATGGGTCAGTGTGCATACAATGCGTATGTGATTACACGATGTGCAGATGGTTTGTCATTGGTTGCTGACTCAAGTGTTGGTATAGTAACAATTGGTCAGTTTGTGACAATATCAGACCCTGCATATGGTAGATGCGTATTTGAGGTAACAAGCCAAACATTTATTACACCTACAGTTACAATTAACTCAATTACTCCCTATACAAGCTGCGAAGAGGTATGTGTACTTTATAGCGTTGATAACATGACAGCATCTACTCAGACAGGAACATATACTGACTGCGATGGCTTAAGTCAACCACTCTCAGTTAATGCCTATACAATTGACTATATTTGCGCTAGAGTAGGAAGCATCTCTATAGATGGCTCACCTGCAGGTGTTATTGTCTCACTCGACTCATGCGATTGCCGTTTTTAATATGGAATATACACTAACATACAGCGATGGTTCAGGCGGTTGGCCATCATTCTATTCCTACATCCCTGATTGGATGATTGGAATGAATAACTACTTCTATACATTTAAGGGAGGTAACTTGTACAGACACAATGTGAACACGAATAGAAACACGTTCTACTACGAATGGTGGCTTCAGTTGGGTAACCCCGACGGAGCATTTACACCATCTAAAGTGACTAGCGTTTTCAACGACGTTCCTCTTGAAAACAAACTATTCAAAACATTATCACTACAAGGTGATGATACTTGGGAAGCTTTTCCAATTGAGACTGATATTCAAAACAGTGGATACATCGAGAAGGATTGGTTTCAGAAAAAGGAACAAACGTACTTTGCATTTATCCGAAACTCTGGAGATGTTCCTGCAGGAACTGACGAGTACGCATTACGCTCACTTAACGGTGTTGGTAGAAGCCAAGCTGTTACGGGACCTGCAGCTGCAACAGAGGTAAACTTTTCTATATCACCGCTTATTCAAATTGGTTCTATTGCAAGCGTTGGCGACTACCTTTATTACGCACTACCTCCTACGTATGGAACTCCTGTGTTGTGTGGAGAGATAACTAACATCGTGCAAAACTACCCTGCAGGTGATAACTACTTTGTTGTTGACACAACTATTACAGGTGGTTCAGTTCCTCCTATTCAAAACGCATACTTCTTGTACGTTAAGAACTCAGTTGCTGAGTCTCACGGAGTACTTGGTCACTACTGCGTGTTCACTTTGGAAAATGACAATACAGCAAAAATTGAACTTTTTGCCGTCGAGTCTGAGGTAATGAAGAGTTTTCCTTAATTTTTAATATCTTTGTATTTAAACATATAGTATGTTATTTTCAGCAGCATTAGCCGCGGCAGGATTAGTAGCACAGGGGGTGACCACCGGTATTAGCTTGGCGCAGGGATTAAAAAATAGAAGCAAGATGCTTGAGGCAGAGGCCAAGGCATCACAGGCGTTGAACAAAGCAAAGGGCTTTCTTCAGGTGAACGTGTACGATAAAATGGCAATTGCAAAAGAGCCATTTAATTTAGCTCGTCAAGCGGCTTTGAGTCAGGGAGCATTAGCCCTACAGTCTGCCACTGAAGGTTCTCAACGTGGAGCAGCCGCAGCAGCGGGAGGTGTTCAAATGGCTTTCATGAATCAAGAAGCTCAGAACAGAGCTGAAATGAGTGAAGAGATGTACGCATTAGGACTCAAGTCAGCTGCTCAAGAGCAGGAGAATATGCAGTACATGGCATCGCTAAATCTACAGGAGGCCGAGGGTGCGGCTAAGGCTGCAGCTGATTACGATACAGCTGCTATGAAGTCATTTGCGGGTGCTGCTCAAGGATTAGTTGGTATGGCCACTACTGCAGCAGGCATGGCTCCTGACGTAATTAAAACTCAAGCTGCTAGACGAGTAGGTGGTTTAAAAGAATCATACAATCAAGCTATAGAATCGGGTAATATACAATCAGGACTTTTAGACTCTGAAGGTAAACCAATTGGATTTGAGAATGCTATTCTTAGAAATATGGGAATTGATGAGGCTCAAGCTCAGGCATTACCTATTTGGATGGAAGTTCAAGATGAGGTAACTAAAGAAACTAAAAAAGTATTATCTCCTGATATGTTTGAGACATGGCTTCAAGGTAGAAACCCGGAGGATTTAAAAGACTTATACAAAACAGGATTTAATTCATTAGGAAGATTAGAGTTAGTTAATCAGCCTAGACAACCTAAATTTACAAATCCATTTAGCATCACAAACCTACCTTTAGCAGGTTTTAAATATCAATAGCATATGGCAGATACTTATTACGGATATTCTGAAAGGGTAGCTGAGAATCAAATTGATTGGGCTACAATTGGTAAGGATTTATCAAAAGCCTTAAGGGATGAGGCTATCATAAGAAAAACAAAAGAGGCTGCTTTACAGACTTCAATTAGAGAGACTACAGAAAAGATATCAAACTACGAAGTAGGAGAGAGTTCTTTAGAAAATCAAAAGATGGCTCAGTTTTCGAACAACATCTCTCAGTATATGCTAACATTGAATAAACTTTGGAAAAGCGGAGAGTTAAGTACTCAGGAGCTTACTGAGAAAGTAAATAATATAAAAACAGGTGTTGAAGGTGCTTTAGCATTAAATAAGGATTATCAAGCTGAATATAAACAAACATTAGAAAGAGCAAATGCTGCTAATCCTGAAGAAAGGTCACAGATACTTGAGCAGTGGGAGAAAGCAGAGATTGGTAGTTACGGAAACTTAAGAAACACTCAGTACTACATCGACCCAACATCGGGCCTAATTAACTTAACAAAAATTAAAAGAGATAAAATTGATGGTCAAGAGGTCACTACATCTATTGGTGATGAGTTCATGACCATTAACGACGGTAGAAGTAGACTTAAAAATAAGTACGACTACTTTGACTCGGGCAAAGCTACTACGGATATTGCAGATGCGTTGGGTACTACTGTTGTAGAGATTAGAGAAAAGGGCGGTCCTAGCTCAGCGGGAATCATTAGGAGTATTACAGACCCTCGATATAGAAAAGACTTAAATGAGAAGGATGCTAAATTGGCATCTCTATTTGAGGACGTTGTTAATCGTCAGATTGAGGGAGTTGGCTCAAATCCTCTTAACGTATCATCTTACTTAACCAACGACGTTAAGGTAGACCCGCTTACGGGTAAGACCTATACATTTACGCGAAACCCTGCAGAGCAAACATCAAGCGAAGTGCTATTGCTCAAGATGGATGAGATGGGACGTAGCTACGTTGACTTTAGTGGTGAGATGGGTAAGAAGCAGTATCAAGTATTCAAAGACAAGATGCGCGATGATATCCTTATGAAGATTGACACCAAGGAAGAACTTGACACTTACAACGAGCCTGAGCCTAATTATGACGGCGGAAGTAGAGGCAGTGGAAACAAAAGAAAAACCAATGACTTAGGAGTAACCGTATACGAGAACTCTAACAATGCGCTAAGAACAGGAAACCTTAAAAACTTAAACACTGAAAAAGCTAAGTATGTGTTTGAGAAAAGTGATGACAAAAGAAAACAAAACTCTATATTAATTTATGAAAAGGACCCTTTAACAGGTAAAACAACAAAGACTGTAAATGGTAAAAAAGTTCCTTACAATGTAAAAAGAGTTTACTCTGCTGACCAACTTGCTGCATATGTAAAAGGAGTCGATGAATCTGAAACAATCCCTACTAAACTTTATAATGAAGGTAAAGACGATTGGAGCTACTTGCATGAAGGCAGATATCTCAAAGGGTCAGGATACACTAAAGATGATATATCAGGTAGTGTTTATGGAGGAGTAGATGCATCACAATATTAATTAATAGAATATGAACGAAAAAGCGATTCAAGACGCATACAAATTATTCCAAGGAGCGGGATACGGTAAAAGTATAGACGATTTTAGAAATTTAATGTCATCCAATCAAAATGCATTAAACGATGCATACAAATTATTCCAAGGAGCGGGGTATAAAAAAAGTGTTGATGAATTTAAAGTTCTAATGGGTGCAGGCGCTTCTCAACAAGAGCCATTAAAAAAAAAAGAACCTACCGTATCGGCTTCCAAATTGGCTCAACCTACTTCGGTTTCTTCTTCCAAAGAGGTTAAACCTAAGGTTGATGTAAAATCCCCTGTAAGAAAAGAAGATAAATTTGAAGTATACAAGGGCTACACAGGTAAAGAGGATAAAGAGTATAGATTTGATGCTAAAACAAATACTTGGTATGAAACTAAACTTTTAATTGGAGGTACAAAACAAGCAGGAAAAGAAATGCTTTCATCTGGAGCAACTGCAAGAAAAGAAGTTACTCCAAATTTAAATTTAAAGTCTGAATACGTTCAAATTACTAATCCTTCAAGGGTTGCGGAATTAAATCGTTATTTTAAAAAACAAGCTAGTACATCCAAAGGAGAAAATATATTTGTTGGTTATCCCGGTAAAGAAGCTAATGAATATAAAGTAGGTGATAATGGAGTTTGGATGAAGAGACCAAAGGGGAAGACAACTTGGTCTGTCGTCACAAACGAAGGTTCAATTACATCTTTAAATAAACAGTTTGGTCAAAAAGTAGACCCTAAAAAACAAAACCTTCAAGATTTAGCAGCAAAGAACGCAGAACTAAATAACTTAAATCATAAAATTGATTCTTACGTTACATCTAGTTTAGTTGATGAAAATGAAGAATCTGTAATAAGCCAATTACAGTTTAAATTCCCGCAGTTTAAATTTGAAGAATCTCAAGCAGGAGCAGATAGAATGATTGTATCCCTAAGAGGTAGCAATCGTCCTGAGGATAAAATCACCATAATGTTAGACAATTGGCGTGATTCTGAAGATGCATCGGAAGCTCAAAGATTGAGAAGCTTTATGAAGGAAAGAGCTACAATGGCTGAATCAAGAATAAATCTTGAGCAAAAAGAAGGATACTTTGTGGATAAAGAAACACAACGTAGGCAGCAAGCTATAGCAACAGGAATGGGGGAGAGAGATTTTGCTCAACCTGAATTAAAGATTAACAAAGACGGAAGTGTATCATATGCTACTGAACCCGAAACAAAACCGGGAGAAACGGCTATGAAGGATTGGGAAGCTAAACAGCAACTCATGACTGCAAGAAAAGAATACATAGCTGATAAGTCAAGCTACATGAAAAGCTTAAAGAACAGCTACGAAAGGGGAGATATTGATAGAAAGCAATTTGGTTCGGCAGTAGCTTCTATAAAAGTTGATGACGAAGAGATGAAACGTCATGACAATTTTGTTAATGATGTAAACATAAGAAGAAAAGATTTAGCTCAAGCTGAAAAGTTTCAATCAGAATATATAGCTGATGTAGAGGCTAAGTTAAAGTCAGGAGAGATTACTCAAGAACAATACGAAACAGAATATAAAGATAAAATAGCAGGCATAAACCAACGTGTTGAAGAGAAGAAAGCAGAGCTTAAGATAGATGACAGAAACTTAAACGTGTCTCTTAGAGCTATGGATAGAGCGCTTGGAGAAAATAGATTGATTCAAGAGCAGATTGGTAGTACGGGTGGTGTCATGGTATATAATCTTCTAAAGGGAGCAACAAACGTAGGAAGATTTGCAGGAATGACTGCTGAAGACCAAGATGAGTTTATTCGTGAGTTGACAGGTATTATGACAACAGAAGAATGGATGGCATCTAAAGACAGAACATTCCTTCAACAAGCTGCAATGGCAACAACATCATCTCTTGGTGCTATGGCAACTAAGTTTATTCCTGTTGTTGGACAAGCTGCTTATGTGGCAAATTTATTTTCATTGGGATTCTTTGAAATGAAGGATGAGCTTGATAATGCTACATATAAAAATCCTGAGACCGGAAAGATAGAGAAAGTGAATATACCTCCTGCTCAAAAATTTTTAATGTCCGCAGCTTATGGTACTGTATCGTATTACTTAGAGAAATTGGGACTTGATGAATTACTTACGGGGGCTGCGGGTAAAAAATTAGCAATGACTGTTATTATGGATGTTGCTAAAAAAATTACAAAAGATTCACCAAAAGAATTTATTGAGAACGCTTTAATTAGCGAAACCAAAACAAGGTTGCAGCAAGCAGGCGTTCAATTTGGTACAGGTATAATAACTGAGGGTGCGACTGAAGCACTTCAGTCATTAGCTAGTGTATCAACTAAAGAAATATATGACAGGTTAGCCGAGAAAAAATACTTCAATAACAAGTCATCTTGGGAAATTGCAAGCGATATAATGTACGAAGGTGCTTTAGGAGGTGCAGGTGGGGGTATGGTTACAGGAGCTATTACAGGCTCTTCATTAACCATGCAACAAAGAAGAGAGGCTAAATATAAAGATGATATAGCGGCAATGATTGCTGCTGCCGAAACAGAGGGCGCTAGTCAAGCTGTAATTACAACATTAAAAGCAAAGGTAATTAAAGGTGAATTAACTGCCCCTGAAGCAAAGGAAATTGCAAGAAATTTTAATATCATAAAATCAAAGGTAGACCAAATGCCTAATGATTTAAATGAACAAGGAAAAGCTGCATCACTTGATTTAATGATGGAGAGAGACCAATTAAATAAACAAATTGAAGGGAAAGACCCGAACCTCGTCAAGGCTCAAAAGGACCGCATTGCCGAGATTGATAAACGTTTACAAGAAATAGGAAAAGAATATGCCGTTCAAGAGCAAGCAACAAGTGAAGTTCCTGTACAGCCAGAAGCCGGAGTTGGCGGAGAAGTGGCGCAAGGAGCACCCGAAACAACAACTGAGCAAGTTACCGAAGAAGGTGAGCAAGCAGTCGAAGAAGAAGTAGTACAGGTAGAGGAAGCATTAGCCCCTGAGGTACAAGAAGAATTAGATGCATTTGAGCAATTGCTATCCGATGAAGGATTAGCATTTGAAGAAGTTGTAGATGAAGAGGCTGCAGCCATGGCCCCCGAGGTAGAGGAAGAGGTAGTTGTACCTGCTCCACCATCTCAAAGAAAAGTGTCTTCAAAGACACCGACGCAGGCGACGCCAACTACTGCACCAACTCCTGCTCAGCAGATGGCTTCAGATGAAGACATTATGCTTGAGGAAGATTTGGTTCAAGAAGTAGAAAATTCTAAACAAAATATAGAAGAAGCTAAACAAAAAGCAAATGAAGCTATAGCTAAAGTAAATGCGTCTAAATGGTCTAAAGGAAGAAAGAAAACTGAGATTGATAAAATCAAAGCAAAAAGAGATGAGGAGATTGCTAATTCTCGAGATTATTTAAATGGTTTTAAAAGAGATTTAGATAAGGTAAGACGCAGAATTAATAAAGCAAATGCTCAACAGCCTGCTGCGCCTAAACCTACTCAAAAGAAAAAGCAGACAGCGAAACAAGCAAAGGAGCAATTTATTGCAGAAGTTGATGCGCAAATAAAACGTGAGCGTGACATCACAGGCATGAAACTCGCTGAGCTTGAGAACCAAAGAATGCGCGCTTATCGAAACGGAAATAATCAGTTAGGTCGCGAACTTGCCGATAAAATTGAGGATGAAAGATTAGCATCTAGAAAACGTTTAGCTGACTTAAATGCTAAAAAAGATAACCCATCTGCGTTTGCTAGATTTAGAAAAAGAACTGAGGGAGAAGAGCGTAAGGATACGCGTAATAGCGAGTCTAAGATTACTAGTCAAATGAATAAGATGTCTGCTGAAGAGAAGGCATTTGAGGAGCCAACTGTAAGTGGTGAGGCTGAGCTTAATCCTGTTGAGGATTCTAAGCAACCTAAGTCATTAGTTGATAAGGTGCTTAAATTCTTAGGTCTTAAAAGCAAGGATGAAATGCTTAGAAAGATTGAAGACTTTGATGGTATCCCTATGATTATGGCTATGTCTGATATTTTATCAGGCGGCACTATAGAAGATTCTATGGGTAACTCGATGGTTGTTGACGGCGGATTACTATTTAATACCTTTGGCCGCAACATGGAGCTTGCTTGGGCAGGAGTGACAGAAGATGGCGCTCAAAAACAATATGATGAGGCTGTACAGGTTTACAACGCAAACAAAGAGTTATTCGATAGATTATGGGCTGAAGGAAAAATACCTAAAGGCCATATACCTATGGCTGTAATGCGCATGGGTAATACCGCTATTAACTCCAACGAGGCAGTTTTTAGATATATTCTTCCTTACATTGAGTCATTACCTATTGAGAACAGAGAAGCTGCGTTAAATCAGCTTGTAGAGTCATTGAACAAAAGAGCTGAAGGCGACTCATCATCTGTATGGTTTTCTGAGTTATCAGATAAAATTGAAAATGGTGAGCTATCTACAGTCAATGACATAAAAGAATACCTAAATGATATAATCACTAATGAAGCAAATTCAAAAAAGAAAATAGAATCTGCCAAAAAATTTCTTAATAAGATTTCCAAAAACAAGGATGGAAGAGAAAGAACTTTAGATGATATTGTAGCTGACGTAAATGAGAAGATTGAAAAGATTGTTCCATTTATGATTATTGATTATATCAATAAGAACAATATCACTACTCTTGATGGATTATTTAAAGAGATAATTGAAAAATCACAAGAAAGAGCTAAAGGTAAAAACAATATGTTCTCTTTACCAATTAGAGCTTTCATATATGACCAATTAATATCTCCTGAAGAAATAAAAACCAATAGCTTAGACACCATTAAAGTATTGCTTAATGGTATAGAGAATCCAAGAAACGAGCTATTCACTTCTGATTACTTGTACAGCAAAATCGGAGACCCATCAATGATGAAGTCTAAGATGGGTGACGTAGTAGCCGTAATGGGTATTGACGTGCTTAATGGTGGCGTTGGAAAGGCAAAACATAACAACTACGGATTTGGGCCTAAGGGACGTTTAATCTCTTTTATATCAAACCCTAAGCAGGGGGTTGATGTATTCCCTGAGTTTAGAGCTAAAGCTGCACGTGTATTTAAAAAGAATGCAAAGGGTGAATATCCAAACACTCAAGCGGTAGCTGACCAAACAGGTGGCGCATTCTTCATGGACTCTGCATTTAGAGGTACTAAAGCTAGATTCGGTAAGATTGGTGATTTAGATTTACTTATAGGTAAACTTCGATTTGCTTTCCCGGAAGTATCTGTAACAACTACAGAGCAAGAGTTTAATGACTTCTTAGACCAAGAGGGTGTAAGAACTCGTGAGTCTGATGGCACAATCATCTATGGTGTTACCAAAGATGGCCGTATATTCTTGAATCCAAACTTTGATACTCTTCGTACACCAATACACGAATTTGGTCACATTTGGATTGACTACCTACGCTCAAAACAATCAGGACCTAAAGGAAAGGCATTACTTAAAAAAGGTTTTGAGCTTGTTGATGGTACACCTGAATACAAGAGAGCACTTAAGGAGTATGGTGAAAGAGAAATTGCATTAGAAGAGGCATTAGTTGAATTGATGGCTGTTAAAGGTGATACTATTATTAATGCTGCGAAAAAGTCTAAGTTTAAGTCTTGGATGAACGCAATGTTTAAATACATCAAGGAGCAGTTCATTACCTCAAAAAAATTCAAAAAAGAAAATATTGAGTCGCTTACACTTGATGAGTTCATTAACATTGGTCTTGCAGACTTATTCTCCGGAGAGAGAGTAAGTGGAAAGTTTGATGCAAGAACTGCTGAGGGTGGAGCTAAAGCTCGTGCTAGTAAGCAAAACATAGCTAATAAGATTGTAGAAATTGGAAGAGAGAAAGGAATATCTGACGACGTCATTAAACAATCTTTAAAGAAACGTGGCTATACAAATGCTGAAATAAATCAAGCGCTAAGCGTTCAGCCTGATACTACTGTTGCACCTAACGAAGCTTTAAATGACTTTATTGATAGCATCAACACAGTTGTTAAGGAATACGCTGCAGCTGCGAGAAGAAAGGTTAGAGCTGACTTGAAAGCTAAAAGAGCTGTACTTGCTGCAAAGCTCAAGGCTATGCAAACTAGTGGTAACATCACTGCAAAACAAGCGCAAGCTTTATTAGAAAAAGTAAACAAGCTGAACTTAAGCAACTCTGTTGCAGTAGACCGCTTCATGCAATTCGCTGAAAACGTATTTAAAAACGCTGAGTATGTGGAGTCTCTTTCCACTATCAACAGATTGCTTCCTGCCGCTAGACGAAACATCAAGAGTAAGTTAGGTATTGCTAACGACTTAGTTCCTATGTTACAAAGTATGCTTGCTGTTAAGCCTTCATTTATTCCAATGTCAGTATTTGACACGTACAAATCAATTATTGAT